AGTAATATTACCTGCGGCGGTCTTACCAGCTAATTCATCTACAAGTATCTTACTAGACAACGGTTAGCACTCCATCAACAGTAATCGTTGCAGAAATAGTTATAGGCCCAAACGCACCAGCGTTCTCCGTTGACGAAACAGTCAGCGCGGTATCAATGCTTGTAGCGTTGGTACGAAAAGGATTGGTAGTTGTGCTAGCCAACATATCCTCGTTCTTAATACCACCGTTCTTGAACTGGTTTGTGTCAATGGTAGATAAAGCCATTAGCTAATCTCCAGGATACTCATTGTTACATCAGCGGCAGATGTCTGTGATGCTGTAACCTTCAATACATCTGATGCGTTCATCACAATCTTCTGGTCGCCACCAACAGCCACCAAAGCAGAACCAACAGGAACGATTGCATCCTTCACGAGATACACATTGTCGCCATCATTGTTCTCTAGCTGAACGTCCACGGTAATGGAAACGGATAGAATGTTTGCCACATTCAAGCCGATAATTGTTGTTTCTGTAGCGGCAGGGCAGGTGTATATGGTAGCGGCACTCGTCCCTACTGCTGTATCTGTAACTGTCTTAAACGAGTTCGCCATGTCACTATCCTAATGCTATCGCAAATGCTAAAGCCTGCGGGTCTTGCTCTGTAAAGTTTACAGCCGTACCGCTGGCATCATTATAAATCATTTTTTCAGCAGGCATTGTACAGAATATTGTACGAGTTCCCGCCGTCCAGTTTATTTTCTCATCACCTATTGTAAGCGCAGTGTCATCCGCTAACGTAACGGCAGTGTCTAACACAATACTTGTCTGGCTGTTTACAGTAGCTATTGTGACTACTCCTGTAATACCAGTACCTCTGACGCGCTGACCCACTGTCAACGTCCCGCCCTGTACATTATCCACAGTCACTGAGGTAGAAGCAGACACCGCACCATCTACATCGGCGGTAATCTTTGTGCTGCTGCTCTCAAATATCGTGTCTCTGGATAAGGTCGTGCCAGACAAGGTATATGTGCCTAAACCAACCTCAAAGTCCGTACCGTCAGAACATGCGTAATAGGTGGTGTTGCCATCACCTATTGTTGAAAACGCATCAAACGAAGTACCAATAGCACCAGCCAGTGTATATGTGCCCGTGCCCGTGGTAGTGCTTGTTTCTTTAATACGGTCTTTGATAACCAGTGCCATTACTTCAACTCAACACTCAAGTTAGTTGCGTTAATACGGAAGATATCACCCGTAGCGATTGTCTTGCTTGCATCCAGCGCACCAATGAACAGGATGTTAGACCCGTCAAAAGTTAGCTTGGTATCGTCTGCAATAGTTACAGCAGTGTCCAGAACAATCGCGTTCTGTGAGGTTACTGTGGCTACACGAACAATCCCTGATGCGCCTGTGTTAAGAACCACATCACCCACAGCAATCGTCCCAACATTACCGTCAAGAGCTACGCTTGTAGAAGAAGTAACCGCACCGTTTACATCGGCTGTTGCAATGTTTGCGTCAGCAATGAAAGCGTGTGTCACAGTATAGCTTGCAATACCGCTTGATGCAGAATACTCGATGTTATTGTCGTTCTTAATTAACTGCTGGTCAGAAATCACTGTGTCAGAAATGCTGTGTGACGCGGCAGTTGTGCTTGACGTACCACGAGTACAACCTGTCAAAGTGTTTGTGCCATCAAATGTCAGAGCCGTGTCATCAGCCAGTGTAACAGCAGTATCCAGCACAAGTGAAGTCTGTGATGTCACAGTAGCTACACGAACTGTACCAGAGATACCTGTACCTGTTACAACCATGCCAACGGTGATTGTGCCGCTGTTGCCGTCTACAGTTACGCTAGTGGATGATGAAACAGAACCATTTACATCGGCAGTGGCAGAGCCATCCTTGCCTGTAAATGTGATGATTTCGTCATTGATTGTTACTGTGCCTGAAGTTGGAAAGGCTTCGCCATCTGTCAGAATCAGTTCTGTGTCAGAAGCACCAGCCGCTACAGCCAATGTGGTAACAGATTGTTTCCAGTCTGCTGCCGTTACTTGCTGGCGAGTATAGTTAGCATCTTCACTATCTACACTAACTTCTGTTAAGTTACCATGTTCAGCATTACCTACAGCGGTAGCCAAACCAACATAAATGCTGTTGCCTGGTGAAGCAAAGGAAAGAGAGTCATTCTTGAACAGATAGTCCAAGATGCGTCTTTCCAGATATGTGGTTGCCGCGTTACTTGTTGCCATCTTACAAACTCCTAAGTTCTTGGCCTATCTGGTAAGCCCCGTCTATATGCATCACTGTTCTCTCTAGCTTCTGCCAAATCCTTCAGTCTTTGAATTTCCTGCGCGAACCTTTGTTCGTACAGTTGCATCATGTCAGCTTCACCTTTCATATAAGTATATGCTTCTACAAGTGAGCCGTAAAGAAGAGCGTTCGGGGCATTCTCGCTCAACCATGATGTTCCTGCGCCTGCGCCAGCAGTGATGCTGGCCGGGCGATAATAGTAATGTAGTTCTACCGTATATGCTTGGTCTGGGGTAGGTCCTAAAATAAAATTGTCTACGTCAAAAATAGCATAGTACTGCGGCACAGAAGTTGAACCGTAATCAATGTTGTACTGCTGGACATAGTTAACATCCTTCAGCATTAAAAATGCTTCACTGCCTGACGTTGTTATCTGCAAAGAAAACGGAGCTAAATAATCCCCCGGCACACTTAAATACGGGTCTGCCGGTGTCAGAGTGGATGTGGCGTTCTTACGAAATAGTTCTAAGTCAACAAGTGTGAAAATACGGTCTTCTGCCGAACGAATAAATATAGGCAGGTTGTTTACGAAAGATGTCTCCGTATTCTCTGCAAAATCTTGAATAGCTGTCTGTAACTGTGTGTATGTGAAAGACATGACCTATTTCCTATGGAGAAAGTGTAACGGGGCCAGCGGTCGCATTTTGACCGCCGCCTCGTGTACTTCCGGCTGTCGCGGTTCCGCTGGACGCTGTGAACGTGTACGTGTCAGCAGTGACCACAGTAATTGTATAACCCGACGCATTTTCTAAAACCGCTTTTGTAAACCCATCAAACCCATTTGTTTTACGAAATCTTACTACATCCCCGCTTGTACGTCCATGATTTCGCTCTGTTACCGTAATAACAGCAGAACCAGCAGAGCCGGACTGAAAAGGATTTGCAGTAAGAAGAACAGCGATAGCAGTTTCTGTGCGCTGATCAGGGCGGGGGTCATACAAAGCCTGTGGGTCTGCACCTGTCTTGATTGGATCTAGCTGGGGATGCGTTGCTTCGTATTCGTCAGGGCCTACCTTAGAACCGTTCCATTCCGTAACCATTTCATTAAGACGGTATCTAAAACCAGAGCGGTCTGAATATCCCCACGCCTGTTTGCCAGATGCATATCTCGCCATTAATTCACCCGCAGATATTGAATACTAGGCTGAAGCTTCAGCGGTACTCTATCTTCGTCCTCATCTGCTGCACGTTGGAACTCTTCTTCATACACAGCTTTCAGAAGCTGCACTCTGTCTGGTGCTTTCTTCATAGCAATGTAATACGCCAGACCAGCAACCATGCAGGGCAGGAAGCGGAAAGGTGCGTCTGTTGTGTTAGCTAATGTGTCCACATCTTCGATGCGGCTTACATAGTAATAGATAAGTGTGTCGGTAGAATTGTCCGGGGTGGCCCACAACGTAATCTGTGGAGCAGTTTGCCTGTTAAAGTAGTATTGGCTTGGGCGGCCTTCTGTAGCCTTATTCGGCAGGGCTAGATACTCGCCGCGTGACATACGACTAAGTTCGTAATCTACACCACTTCTACGCACCACAACCTCTAGCAGATCAGTATAAGCGGTAGAAAATGTATATGTAGCCGTCCCGGCGGTCAAAGGCTGTGTGCCTTGCTTTACTGTCCATAGGTTCAAACCACGGTTAGCCCAGTCAGCAAACATCAGGTTCATAGAACGACGTGCTGTTTTGGTGTCATAACCAGTGCGAACCTCAAGACCACAACGCTCAAAGGCTTCTTCGATTATCTCTGCGACATCTAAGTCAAAATTAGTTGAACCTGAAGTTGCCACTTACTTTTTCCTTCTCAAAGGTTTTACACGGCGAGGCTTACCAGCAGGTTGGCCAAGACGTTTCTTCTGTGATATTCTACTACGTTTTTCCGCAGCCGTCATCTCTTTGGACGTTTTGGGAGTTTTGCTCGATACGCGCTTGGACGGTCTGCAATAAGGGGTGCCTCTCTTCTCACCCTTTTTACGCCCACACGCCTTACCAGTGCGAACATCCTTCCACTCTTCCTTAAACCACCGCTTCAGCGCAGCACCTTTTTTTGTCTTACGAACTGCCATATGCTATCCAAATCACCCAAAGAACTAACAACGCGCTAAGAAAAACTAAACTACCTATCGTTCCCCATTCTATCAGTTGTGATATCTGTTCTTCTCTTCGCTTCTTTTCAGCCAGCCTTTCTTTTCTTATCTGAGCCTGTATCCTAATAATTTCATTCCAGCCATTAAGACCATAGTTGCCTATAATAAAGTTGCGAAGCTCCTCTTCCATCTTCTCCGCTTTTTTCTTTATGGCAAATGTTTCTAGTGCCTCTTCTTCTACGCTGCCGAACCGCCGACCCTTTGCCTTATCGTGGCCTTGTTTAATATTGTTAATGGCGTTCATCCATTTGCCGATGTCCCCGGCCATGGACTCAACTTCTTTGCCTATCTGGAACCCTTTGCGAATCGCCTGATAAGCACTTGTAGCAATAGCGAACGCACTAACTGGATCCATACTATGACTGCGTTACACGCCCTTTCGTTCTCTTACGTCTACCATTCATTACAGCACCACATCCACGCGCCACCGCTGTCCCGTCAATGGCTGCCCCTCGGAATGCACGTTTCGGCTTTTGCTCGTGTATGCCACCACAGGCTTTCTTTGCTGAGTTGCCCCAATTGGAAGCACCGACCTTACGGCATTTAGCGAGTGCGCCGCTTGCGTAGGCTGACGGCCATACCTTGTAACGGCTTTTAACCTTGTGATAGCAAGCATCTTTGCTACCGCCTTTGCTAGTTTGTTTCGACATTGACTTGCGCGATATCACTTGACCGCTCCTTTAAATAATAATCCCAAAGCTCTGCCAACATGATGTGATTCTGGTCAACCTTTACCGCAATGACAGCCGTGTCTGTCTTGAGTTCTACGACAGACACTGCAATCCATCCTAAAAAGGCTAATGTTGCAGCACCAATAAGACTGTTCATGTTTAGCATTTCCATCTCCGCCGGGCAGCGCAAATACGTTTCTTGGGGGTTTTACTACAATTGATGCCGTGCATCTTCATTTGGCCCTTGGACCGCGCACAGTAAGACGTGCGTCTCTTTCCACCACCAGGCTGTGGTGCCTTCAACTTAGAGCCTGTAGCCCTGTTGTATTTAGCACGGCCCTTGGCCGTGAGTCCTGCGCCTTTGGAGGCGGGAAGCTTCTCACCGCGCTTCACTGACAGACTAACAGATTTTTTCTTTTTTGTCGTCTTCTTTGCCATTATAAACTTCCTTGTTCTTTAACAAGAACGCCTTCGCCAAAAATACCTATGTCAGCGGTCTGACTGTTCATTTTTACCTGAAATTCGATTGTTGTCTTTTCTGGAACCTTAAACGGTATAACCCTTTGAATATCCATGCGCTGCAAAAACTGTGTCTGCGCCACATTAAAAACACGGCCATCTGAAAATGTGTTGCGATTTCTAAAAGTCATAATTTTAGTGTCATTGTTCGCACTAGCCGTAAAGGCATCAATACGACCAAGATAAAACGAATGCCCAGCAGGCACCGTATATACAGCAGCTTGGTTCCTACCATATCCTGCATTAATTGCGGCATAAGTTGTCGCCCCAACTTTGGCAGAAACTAAACCCACTGCATTTCCAGAAACAGTAATAAGGTCGTTTATGTACTTAAATTCATTAGTCGTAAGAACACCTGTCGTGCCGTTCAAGGCAACAACTTCTCTTATCTCTACATAATTATCGTCAAGCCCCACAATTAGAATGGACACAGCCGTATCGCTTGCGCTGCTGCTAGACAACGTCAATTGTGATTGTGAGGATAGAAAAGAAAGTGCCGCAGTATTGGCAAGCTCCCACGGCGTTCGGAAAGTTGTCCCAATCGCCGTGGCAGTGCCAAAGATATTACGAGCCGTATGACCCGGAATTTGGCCACGACTAACCTGTAGCTCAAAAGGCTCTGATGTGCCCTGTTGGCTAATAGAACGTAAGTCGTAGACCATATGCGCCTCTAAGCGAGGAAGATTGTCAGTTCTGCACCTGTGCCGGATATTGCGCTTACATACACCCCATCTTCTGCAATAATGCCGTGGTCAGGAATGTTTAGAACATTCTGTCCTGTTGGAAATTTTTGCGTCAAAAGAGTTGCACCACCATTACCGTTAGTAATGGTGAACGCGCCAGCACCTGTTGCATACATAACAACCTGCTTAATACGAGAACGTCCGGGGCCTACGGCCCCTGTTCCCGTGACATTATAGGCTTTTACTGGACTTGCCATGTCAGCCTCCTATTAAGCAGCGGCTGTTGCGCCGTTGTCTACACGAATCCAGTTAGAGCCGTCTGAAAACACCACGTTGCCAGTACCATTACCTGTGGTTTCAGAAGCTTTCAATGCATCTGATACATAGTACATATAGCCTTCGTTAGCAGCGGCGGCTGTTGGAAGGTTTGCGAATGTGATTGGGTTCAACCAGAAAGCAGTGTTTGTCTTTACTGGACCTGAAAAAGTAGTACGAGCCATTTTATACTCCTGTCGTGGCTAGTGTCAGCCGCCCCATGCGGCTGTCAGGGATGAAACTATTATACGATAAACGAAGGGCGGCTACAAGAGCCGCCCTTACTATTCCCAAGTACGATAACAAGGGAGGGGTTATTTATGCGCCCGGTGAACCGAACACTGCACGTGGGTCAGAGAACCCGAAGCTGTAACGCTCACGAGCCTTGAACCGCATGTTGCCAGTGTCGAAATCTGGGTCCATTGCTGTTGACAGAGCCATACGCTCAAAGTGCTTGAAGCCGTTTGGCGCGTCTGTCTTGATGAAGAACGCATCAGTGTCGGTCAGGTAATCGTTGACTACGTAACCTTCAGGCAACAAGCCTGAAGACTTGATTGCGTTGATGTCGTTGTCAGCAGTACCAACACGCAGGTTTGACACCAACAAACGCTCTGCAACGAATTGCAGTTGACGTGGAATGATTAGCTTCATGCCGCGTAGGGCAATAACTAAGCCACGCTCGTCAGTGAACCCAGCGATGTTGATCAGAGCGTCTTCCAAAGAAGTTTCGTTCAGGTCAGCGGCTGTTGATGGTTCGTTGGCGAATGTGCCACCGTTTGTCAGCGGGTGGTTAGTTGCACAAAGTTCTACACCGTCACCACCAGAGAAGGATGAATTGAAGGCGTTGTTAAGAACTGAGGCAGCTTTAACCTGCTTGGTGTGTGCCATTGAACGTGCAAGAGCACGTGTATAGCGTGATGCCAGACGGTCGTACAGGTTGTCTTCGATTGCTTCTTCAGTGATTGAGAAAGCCATTGCCACTGTCTCGTGGTTGTAACGAGCAGTGTATGCTTCGTTGGCATCGTCGTATGAGATACCAGCACCTTCATTTTTCACTGGAGCCGCACCGAAACCTGATAACATCACTTCTTCCTCGAATGCCCGGTCTGATGACTCGGTATCGAAGATTTCAGCATGCTGACCTTCATAGCGGTTGTATTCCATGCCAAAGAGGGCGTTGAGGCCAGGCTCTAGTTCTTTGGCGAGTTGTGCGCGAGAAATAGCCATTATCTACACTCCCTTATGCAATTGTGGCGTCGGCGTCATTGCCGAGCAGCACGTGGTTGTTGATCTTAACAATCATTGCAATCCCGGCGGCAGCGTAGTCTTGGTTATCTACGTCTTCCTGAATGCCAACAATCATCAGCGGCAGAGAGGGGTCTGTCGCGTTTGCTGTTGAGATGTCTACAACGCCTGTTGACAGCCCGGTAGTTGTGCTACCTGCGTCGCCGTTGTCGAAATCTACGGTCTTGAAAATGTTTGCACGAGCAGTTGCCTTGTTTGTCATGCTGCCATCAGCAACACACAAGAACTTCTGCGCTGGGTTATCGTAAACGTAACCGATGATGTCGTAGCTCGTATTAGCTGAACCTGAACCAGGCCAGTAATTTGAGAACTTCTTCTCACCTGTGGTTGCGTCAACATACTCACATCCTGCGAAAGCTCCTAAAAGCTGTTCACCGTCGGCAGCAGTGCTAGCAACCTGGATTGTCCCGCCAGTAGTCTCTACTTTGACTGGAGAACCCTGATAGATTGCTGAAGCTGTGCCGGAGATGTAGTATGCAGTTTGGCCCTGAGTGGCAGGTGCGCCACCGTGGAGACCGATTGGCTTCAAGCCAAAAGCGACATTAGTATTCGCCATCTACTTACTCCTTAAAGTTAACGGGGGTTAATCCTTACCCCCAAACGATACACGACTTTTCCGATCATTATGGATCGGCATTGAGGGGTGTTGTTCCCTCATCAGGCTCTGGTCAACGGCATCCATTTGTGTGCGGGTCTGCTCCCGGAAATATTCAGTTCTTTCTTCAACCGTTTCCTCTGGGATACGGGCAAGCATTAATCCGCCTACACCGATTGTACCTGCATGCTCACCGTCCTCAATAGTAGGGTAACGACCCTTCAGTTCAGGATATTCGTCAGCACGAACAGGTTCCCAACCTTCCCGCATTTTTGACGACACATTCATTGTATCATCCTCGCCACGGATAGAAGTTCTAATCCAGCGGTGAGTGTAGCCTGCGGGGGCTTCTGGTGCCTCCAACTTTGAAGGCGGTGCCCACGGCTTGCGCCGTGTGGACTTTGCACGAGTTTCTGAGTCCCGTGAAGCTCTTTTAGTAGAATCAGCCATCTTAGCTCTCCTTAACGTACTTTGCGTATTCTTCGAGCGGAACATTCAACCGCTTTGCAATCGCAATCTGCGAAGGTGACAGCTTGACTGTTCTGCGCCCCTTAGTTGACTTCGACCGTGAGGCCGTGGACTCAGCAGAAGCGACTCTGGGTCCAGCATCGCTGCGAACTTGTTCCTTAAACTTGTGAGGAAACTCGCTACGCATACGATTGTCAAGTTCATTATAGTACTCATCGGACGCTGGGTCAAACCCTTCATCCTCAATTAATTGCCTGTGTACACCAAAAGCAGCATAAGTCATGGTTTGATCCGTGCCAAACCACTCGTTCTTTTCTGCCCATGCTTCCGCTTTAGGGTCAGGTTGTGCTGGCCTTTGAGCCTGCTGCGGCTGTTGTGCAGTTTCTTCTACGGGCTGTGCCGCACGTTGTTCCTGCCTGCGCCGTGCCTGCTCAAGCTGTGCTTGGTCTAGTGCCAGTTTACTTAAGTTCTTCTGGGCTTCAAACATAGCTTCAGCATCGCCATCATCATAAGCTTTTTGATAGGCTTGCTTTGCTGCTTCGATTTGTGAGTCAATACGTGTACCAAACTCACCCACATATGATTGGTCTAAAGCATCAAGACGTTGTTTGAGTTCTTCGTTCTGCTTCTTAACAGCCTCTGCGTACTCTACCGCAGCTTGACGCTGGGCTTCTTCGTCCCGATACTTCTTCGTTAATTTGCTAATACGTTGTTGAACACTCTTAGAATATTGCTCAAGTTCGTTCTCATTAGCCTCTTGCGCTGGCTCTTCTGCCTGTGCTTCAGCCTGAACCTCTTCAGCTTCTTCTTCAGCGTTCGGGTCAACGATTTCAATTTCTTTTTCTTCAGCCTCTTGCTGTAATGCGTCGGTGGACATTATGCCGCTCCATACGTTTTGATATCGTCAGGGTCGACGATGGTTGCAATGACTTCATCATCATTGATTATTCTCACTTCGCCACCCTCAATCTGGAATCGAGAACCAGCGTAGCGTCCGATACATACCCAATCGCCTTCCTTGCACCACGGCTGGTCGCCAAACTTATCATGGTCACTGTAGGCAAGTGGGCCTACCTTAACCACATAAGCTACAACGGTAGCACGTGATTCACGTTCTCTAGCTTGGTCGGGTACGTAAATCCCAGAATCAGTTTTCTCACGCCCCATATACGGCATGACAAGAAGTCGCCAGCCTGTGGGTTGTGGAATTCGTTCTGTAAGGGATTTTTTCTTGGCTTCTTTTTCGGCTTTTTCTTTCGCCTGCCGTTGGGCGAGTACATAGTCAGGTACTATCAGTGTCATCGACGTAGTTTACCTTCTTTAGCAGGGCCTTTAATTCATCAAGAGCAAAGGTGACACCCTGTACTTCACCGACCCTTGCGCGGTAGTCTTCCATATTAGAAATACTACCACTGGTTATAGAAACACTAATGTCTTCTATACGATTATTCAAGCTTTTTTGATATTTTGTTAAGAAATTATATACGTCCATTACTCTTCCATGCCGTCAATCGGTCCGCCTGGGGCGAAGTCGGCACAGGAATTTGATGCAGAACACATAAATTTCAGCATCTGGCAGTACCCCACTTCACCAGATTCGTCCTTCATACACTGCTGCATTTCAGGACTTACATTAAATGCTGCACATACACGGCAGCTTTCCTCCGGGTTAATAGCTGGGCCATACTGATGCTCTTTAATCGCCAGCCTTTGGTTCTCTTCGTTTGTCTCAAGGTCTTGCGTAGCAATAGGACAAGCATCCTGCATGTCATCAACAGGAATGCCGTCGCTGATTTCTTTTGCTAAGTCCATACCGTCTGGTATTAATTTAATTTCTATTCTCATTACCCAAAGATCCTAAATATATTACCAATTCCCATGTCCTTGCTTTGGAAGGGGCGGTTGTATTGAAGTGTACCACCTGTTAAGCCCTGCTTCAAACTACCTTGAGGCTTGAACTCTAATGTCCCGCCACCAATTTCAGTCTGAAACGGATTCTCAGGGTTCATCATGTAGTCCAGAACACCAGGAGCAAAATCACTGGCGTCAGAAACTTTCATAAAAGCCGGGCCTTGGCGTACATCCCCGGAACCAGTCATCCCTGACCTGTCTTGTATGACATCCATCCCTTGACCCTGTAGACCTTCAATAAAGTTCTCAAGGTCTGGGCCTGTTTTTATTCCCAGTTCTCTTGATAAATCATAGCTTAAGCCTCTGCTGCTACCGGGCTTTGAAAGCTGTGCCTTACCTGTTGTTGAATCAAAGGTAGCCTCATACCCTCTGTCAATCATGTCTTGAATATCATCAACCTTGTAGCCGCCGCCTGCTTCTCTAAGACCTTCTAAGACTGTTGAGTCCACATTATAAACTTGAGCGGTCTGCGAAGTTGGGGCGGTAGACTTTGAGGCTCTGTCCATACCTGCAAGCATAGCAGCCACGTCTGCTCTTGCTGGCGCAGCTTGACTTAGGTTCATTGTCTGTAGGTCTTCCGCTGGGGTCGGAAACTTTTCTTGCAACATATTCTGGCTCATGGCATCAGGACCACGAGGGTCAAACGTAG